ATGACTAAAATCAAATATCTCACTCAGAACGCTAACAAAACTTACTATATACGTCATCCTCTCAATCCAGAGTTGCGCCAATTTTACGGTAAAAAGATAATAAAGCATAGTTTACATACAAAAGATTATAAAGAAGCTGTTAAAAAAATATTAATAATTACAGAAGAAATAGACAATAAAAAGTATGGTATTACTAAATCGAACGATTCCGATTTCTTACTCGATTATGTAGATTTATTTGTAGAAAAAAAATTACAAAACGAAGGTGCCCACGGTACTTATATTAGTAATAAAAAAATACTTTATAGATTTATCGAAAGCGTTGGTAATATAAGACTTAAATATGTGACCGAACAACATCTACGTAAATATGATACTTATATAAAAAGACAAAGATTTCGCGCAAAAACTATTAACTTAAACCTCATAGTCGTAAAAATGTTTTTTAAATGGTTATATAATCAAGCGTATATTGATATACCCATTCGAACGACAATGTTGGAAGACGTAAAAATATCAAAATCTACAGTAAAACGCAGAAGATTTACTGACAAAGAAGCACTAAAAATTATTAATCACGTCCAACAATTTAAAAACCATCCAACCTTTAATTTTAGATATTGGGCAATAATGTTATATTTTTACAGTGGCTGTAGAAAAATGGAAATTTCTCAATTAACTAAAGATGATATTGTTATGAAAGATAATATTTATTGTATAGATTTGAATAGAAACTTAGTAAAATATAAAGATACAATTTGGAAAAAACATTTAAAAAATGATAGTGCTGTACGTTTAGTTCCGATACATCAATCATTAATAATGGATTTACTCGATTTTGTTAAAAAATGTAAGACTGAATTTCTCTTTGATAACCCAGACGGAAGGAAAATTGGTTATTTTTTCCAAGAAAAATATCGCGGCAAAAAGGGTTTATTAGATTACTTAAGGATCGATGATACTATTGTAGATCCGCAGTTTGACAAACATGTAAGAGCAACAACTTTACATAGCACTCGTTATTCGTTTATTAATAAATTAAAACAACATCATTACAAAACTGACGCGATAGATCAAATCGTCGGACACGCACCCGTCGATAAAATACACGACACGTACACAGACGATTATAGTGTCACTGACTTATTTAAAATGATTAACACTGTACATTATGATGCTTCACCTGTTTTAGATCTAGTTGAATAGCACGTATTTTTTTATACGTTATAAGAACAACCCAGCGATGTTCTTAATAATCGCTGGTATTTTTTAACGAGTTTCTATCTACTTGTTTTAAAACGTATCACGTTTTTAAATGCTCTTTTACACTATCATCAAACCAATTCACCGTTTCTTCTAAATCATCAAAAGCTACGTATATACAAGCGAATAATTTAGCGCACTTCATTTCGTCTGTATTATACGTTTTTAAAAACGTTTTATCGTATTCATTTACTGTGTTGTACCAATTTCCAACTTCAGGATTATTGGCTACTAATTTTTTTAAACTTGTTATGTAATCACTACATAACAAAAACATATCAGTATCACTATTTTTCAAGTTTAGATAAGTAGTCATCACTTCTCTAAACTCTTTTATGTATATTTTTGACCATTTTATTTCCATTTTATTTCCTTTTTATTTACTTTTTATAATAACAACGCACTTAAATTTTTTATAAACACTGGTAATTTATCGACTAGAAATATCACTAGTGATAACGCTAAAGCGAAACCAGAAATTATCCATTTTATCTGAAATAACTGTGACTCCATTTTCGCAAATTTAGTAGTAATAGAGTCGATAGCTTCTGTAAATTTACTCATCATTTCGACATGTCGTTGATCGTCTTTCAATTCTTTTGCTACTACTCTCTTTTCTAAATTGTTAAAATTTATGAGAGTAGTAGCATCAACAATTTCCAAATTATCTAAACGTCTTCGTTTGTGTTCTACACATTTTTTTAACTCATCAATGTCCTTCGAATGTTCTTCTAGTTTCGATTCAATATGACCTAATTTATTTTCTTGTAAACATCCACTGATCTTGTAATGATCCTTATCTTGTCCAATCATAATATCTGTATGCTTCCTTTCATGATTTTAAGTATTTGAATACTACCTAGGTACGCTTTAGTTATATCAATCGAGCCTAACACAAACGTAGATGTTACAGGTGCAGTAGGTGTTTGAGGTAATCGTATTCTACTAATCATCTCGGAAGCAACATATCGTATGGATTTTGATGTAATAATGTAACTTCAGCATCACTTAATACTTTGCTGTGCATAGCAAAAAATTCTTGAGTGTGATCTTCACTATACTGCATTGTTGAACTAGAAGATAATTGACCAGTTCCTAGGATCACCCACGGTAGTGTAGAATTTGGAAAATAATGACTTGGATAAGCTGACGTTTGTAATTTTTTACCATTGTAATAAAAACTTAAAGTTGCGCTCACAGCATCATGCGTTAGCGTAGCTGTATTAAACTCTGTTGTAGCTGTAGATACTGAAGCATCAGGTGTTGTCACGCCATACCAAGTTCCATTTGTTTTTGTAGTTATACCCAGCGTACCTGCGGTGTTTGCTCTAAAGCTTAAATGTAAGTTATTTAAGCTTGGTTCACCTGCACTAACTAAAACAATGTGATTTACTGTATCGTCGCGTCTAAATTTAGAAGTAACACTCCAAGATTCTTTATTTTGTAACGAAGATTTAGCTTTCGAATCTGTTATTGTATAATAATCATTATTATAACTACCCCAATCAGATTTCAAAACTAGATCGCGGTTGTTAAAAGACGCACCATTACGTAAATTCTCTGAACCTTCACTGAATTTTTCAAAACAAATCAACTCTTTCGCGAGTGGATGATTAACATTAACTTTTACGTTACCTACGGGTTTACGATTAGGATAAAATCCTTCCATCGTTTCGATTTTACGATCTGGTAATACTAAATCAGCCATTTTACGCTACACCAAAACCGAAGGGTTTTATATCTAAAGTCCACGTCGAATTCAAAGTTTGACCAGACCCATTTTCAATATAAAATTCACAGTCAGCAGATAAAGGAATCGCAGGTAAATTGATAGTTTGAGTAGTATCAGTCGATAATTTGAAGCTACCAACATAAATATTTTTATTTGATGCAGAAGGAACAGGTGCATCATTAGTAGATTTGATATTCATATCACGTCTATACAGATGAACTACATTATCTGATGCTGGTGCTACCGCAAAAGTTCCAGATAATACAGCATCAGCTAATGGGAAATTTGAAACAACAGAACTCGCAGGTGTTGCACTAAAATTAGTATCAGTTACTGATGCACCAGAGGTCACAACATTAACAGTTGTGGAATAAATTATAATTGATTCGCCAGCCATTACATTCTCCCTGCTTCTACGTCACCTGAAGTAACGGTTGATAATCCTAATTCTTGCGCTCTACTAATATAAACATCACCTAATCCTAAAATTGTTTGAGTATGCGTGTTAGTAAAGTTTGTTATATCACTCTCTAAATTACTTAAAACTGTTGTTAACATTGCTAATATATTAGTATCATTTACATCAAATTCTGAAAAATTATTAAGTGCGTCAATAGCGACTTCAGCACTTTCAGCACTTGAATGTTTAGTTACTAACCACAAATTCGCCAACATCAAATATTGCTTAATAGAAGAGGTTGATATTGATTTTTTAGATAATATATTTTTAGTGTTTAGCGTATTAGCGCATTCTATATTAGTTAAATTCACATAACTAATATCATCTAATTCCGTTTTTAAAATGTTGAAATCCATTTCAATTCCTTTTGTTTTATTGTTATTTATACTATTAAGTACATTGTATTTGCATTGGGTGTTAAAGCGTCGTAAGCAACTTGTGATAGTGCAACTATGTTAGTAGCATCAGTACTTGCAACATAACTTCCTAAATCTGTTATATCACTTTCGGTGTGAGTATGAGCAGTAGGTGTTCTAGCATCACTTAACCTACTATCATTACCTTGAGTGACTGTTCCAACTGTAGTACCGTAGTTATTATTGAAAGCAGTATTTTTAGTAAAAGATGGTTCATAGCTACCTAAATCTGAAATTTGAGATTCAGTTATTGATATACTAGCTTGTGAATAATGAATACTAGTATTAGTAGTATGAGCATCTAAATTTACAGTAGTAGCTTTAGCATCTAAAGCACTTTGTAAATCTGTTTGTAAACTTAATGTTCCAGCAATATCACCCCAGCTTATACTCGCACCTGAAGGATCACCCCAGATATAACCATCAGCCGTAGGATTCACTTTTAACAACTTACCAGCATTTCCAACGATTGTTGGAATATCTTGTAAATTAGCTAATTGTTCCGCTGTAATGTTTTGTAATGCACTAGTAGCTAAATCACCTTCAGCACCAGTCGCGTAATCTGATTCGACGAAATCACTTATCTGTACTTTCGTATGAGTATGAGTAGTAGGTGTTCTAGCATCGCTTAACCTACTATCATTACCATGTATCACCGTGTTTACAGTAGTACCAAATGGTTTATTAAAAGCAGTATTTTTAGTAAACGTTGGTTCATAGCTACCTAAATCTGAAATTTGAGATTCAGTTATTGATATACTAGCTTGTGAATAATGAATACTAGTATCAGCTATATGAGTATCAATAACCGCATGACTATTAGTACCGATACTTGTTAATAAAGTATGATCAGTTACACCGCCACCAACACCGCCACCGCCAACACTATCAACGTATGCTTTATTAGCCGCATCAGTAGGAGTGGTAGGTGTACCTACGTTGATAATATTATTATTATTAACATTATAATTATTAGAGCCAACGTCACGTTTTAAAGAACGCTCAAATTGATCTTGAATTAATAATGTTGTTTTATCTAAATCATTATCTAGCGTAGAAGAACTAAGACCACCTCCTTCGGTATAATCAATGTCACGGTTTAAAGTAGTATCACGTTGTAAGATTACAACCGCACCACTTGCTGGTATTGCTACAGTAGTTAAAATACTTGTCAAAATATTGACCGTGTAATCTGTCGAGTAATTTAGCTCAACATTATCTACAAACAATTTAACATCTGTATTGTTTATTATTTTAAAACTGAAACTAAATTCGCTTGTTATTCCGTTTGCTATATAAGTAGCCACGGGTGATATATTATTAACTGCCATCTAAAATCCTAATCTTTACATGTATTTATCATATTAAAAAAGGTGGCTCTAAATATACAAAAGACGAAACAGCAACGTCAATTTGACTTAAAGTTGTTGCTGAATATATCACCGTTTTCACTCTATCTCGTTCAACTAATAAATCATTTTTCCAGTTACGAACTAATATAATGTTGTCTAACGTTTGTTGTTGTTCAACCGTGATACCAGTGGTTATTTTTTGGATTGATAGATCACTATAGGTATCACTGTAATTCACTTGTTTCCAGAATGGAAAGTTTGACGTGTTGACGATAAAATTATACAACTGTCTTTTTAGCATTAAGTATCGTGTAGACTGTTCGCTTGCAATATCTAATACCCATGCACCATCAACAAAATTATGATTGCCTTCGGGTTTAGGTGGTATTCCAACAAACTCAACACCATCGTATCTATACTTTAATATACAATCGTTTTCGTTCATCCAATCGGGTTGAAATCTAACAAACACACCAGTTTGTATTTCTTGACCATCAGTAAAATTGTGGTTAACCACCAAGCTTGTAGATGTAATTATTCCATCATTGTTTGTATATAATAATCTTTTCATATTTTCATTATCCCTGCCGCAAATTGTTGTGTTCCTACGTTTGAATATGCAAACACATTTCCAACGACCCAAGTTTTGTCATAAACACTAGCCCATTCGGGATAGAGCGCGTTGTGTGCCGTATCGTTGAACATAGCGTAACGCACTACATACTCGGTTGAAATAACACGTTCCACGGCTATCCCTTCGCCTTCGTAATCTGATACAGCACCAATTCCTTGAATTGTTATAAAAAAATCTTCGTCCGCTTCAGGTTCTCGACTAGCAACTAAGTGTAGATCGTATGTAGTTTGTCTAGGATTTACAGCACTAAAAGCCGCGCTTACACTAAATTCTGTTGTTGCATCTACACTGACTGATTGCATTGAATTTGCCCAAACGATATTACTTGAACCATCGTATATTTCCAGCCCATAATCTTCTTGAGTAAACGCTACGTCCGCTAGATTGTTAACACAAAATGTCCGCATCATTCGATAGCTAGACGCTCTACTAGTAATAACACCTACGGAAGTATGTTGAGCAAGTGCGCCACCACCCGCGTTCTGATTGTTTATAGTAGCATCCCAGATTATTCCACCCACTGGTATTGATATAAATGCCGCTGGTGCGTATCCGCCGTAAGGGGATGTTTGTGTAGGATATTGTAATTGTACTGGGTCGTTATTATCTAAATGTCTTAAATAGCGTATTGAATCGACTGTATAGTTAGTTATATCCATAACGATATGATTATAACTATCTTCATTTATTAGCAAAAAACCATCTTCATTGTATATTTCTAAACCGTAGCTCATGCTGTGTACCTACAGACGACTATTTTATGTGTACCAATAACACCAATAACACCAAGCCCGCTTGTGTATGTTCCTATTTTTATTCTCACTGCGTTGTCGATAAGATATGCTCTGGGTGTGACATACTCTGAAATCAGATTAGTTGGATCAGAATAAAACATCAACGCATAATGTTTACCATCATTAAAATTTACTGATGTTGTAATATCATAGTAAACAGAATCAGGCTGGTTTGCTAGTTCTAAAGACCAAGTGTTAGTGTGAGGTAGAACAAGATCAAAAATTTCAACGGGTCTTAATGTTGTTGCATCTAAACGTAACGTCCTACGTCCTAAATTATCAAATAATTCTAACCCGAAACTCATACCAATAAATTCCCAAGTTGAACCCGAAGGTTCCCCAACGCGTCATATACTTTGATAGCATTACCATCCATCGTGATACCACTTGTGGTTATTCCTTCATTAATAGTAAAATTATTACCAGTAAGTTTTACACTTCCAATCTGTGCATACCCAATAGCCGCACTAGCAAAGTATGTTGATATGTTCCCACTATTGAATTGACCATTGAAATTAACGCCAACTGTAGCACCAGCCGTAGCACCATCGTCAGGTCTTCCGATCCCATACACCTTAGTCCAGTCCGCCGAATCTTGAGCGTATGCTAACCATGTTGTACCATCCCATCTATACAACTTATTGTTATCATCTGAATCTAACCAAATATCACCAACACTTTCAGCAGTTGGGGCTGTTATTTGTACGAACGTAGTCACTTTACCATTAGCAGTAGCTTCAGCATTTGAAGCCGCAGATAACGCATTAGATGCATCTGATTGAGCTTGAGTGACTGAACCATCTTGTATATCTACCCATGATGCACCGTCGTAACGATACATACGATTTCCATCATCTGTATCAATCCATAGATCACCATCGTTCATTCCAGCCGTAGGAGCAGTTGATTGATAGAATGAAAGTATCTTACCGTCCGCAATGGCTACTGCATTTGATGCATCGTTGATAGCTGTTTGAATCGTCGAATCTCTGATACTTATCCATAATGTACCATCATATCTATACAATTGATTATCATCAGAATCCGTCCAATAATCACCATCATTCATTCCAGCCGTAGGAGCAGTTGATTGATAGAATGAAACTATCTTTGAATCCGCTGTAGCTTGAGCAGTAGCCGCATCAGTTATAGCAGTTGATATAGAACCATCCTGAACACTTAACCAGCTACTACCATTCCATCTATAAAGTTTGTTACCGTCATTTGTATCAATCCATAAATCACCGATACCTTCAGCAGTTGGAAAACCAGTTTGAAAGAACGTAACTACTTTACCATCGGCTGTAGCTTGTGCTGTAGAAGCATTGTTTGTTGCTGTTATAGCTTGAGCTTGAGCCGTAGCAATACTTTCATCTTGAGCGGTAACCCATGTTATGTTGTTATAACGATATAGTTTGTTACTATCATTAGTATCTACCCATAAATCACCTTCAGTTAATCCTATCGTAGGAGCATCATCCTGATAATACGAAACTATCTTTCCATCGGCTGTAGCTTGAGCTGTACCTGCATTTGATATTGCTGTTGATATATCAGTATCTTGAACAGCTACCCATGTTGTTGTATCCCATCTATAAAGTTTGTTACCGTCATTTGTATCAATCCATAAATCACCAACACCATCAGCCGTAGGTGGTTCGTTTTGATAGAATGTAACAACCTTACCATCAGCAGTCGATTGAGCTGTAGCCGCATCAGCTTGAGCTTGAGTAGCATCACTTTGTGCATTAGCCGCATTAGTTATAGCCGTGTTAGCTTGAGCCTGTGCGGTAGCAATTGTAGTATCACGATAATCAATCCATGAACTACCATTCCATCTGTATATACGATTTCCATCATTTGTATCAATCCATAAATCACCAACACCATCAGCCGTAGGAGCCGTAGTTTGAGCGTATGTAACGACTTTACCATCAGCCGTCGCTTGAGCTGTACCAGCGTCTAACAGTGCTTGAGCTATATCACTATCTTGAACTATTACCCATGATGCACCGTCGTAACGATACGTCTTATTATCATCAGTATCTATCCAATAATCACCTGTGAAAGCTGATACTGGTGCAATACTTTGATAATAAGTTTCAACTAAATTTGATGGTTTATTATTTACATATCCCCAATCTAATCCACCAACGTCGAAAACAACTTGACCAGTATTATTTCTAACACTTAAAGAATGAAATATAGCAGAACCAGTAGCTGGGTCTAACTTCCAACCTTGGTGTGTGTCGATATTATAAGAATCTGATTGCCAATTTATTTCAGGTGTAGCCGTATCAACATAATTTTTTGTAGCCGCATCTTGTAAGTTAACTGGATCAGCCACATTAATTATATTATTACCGCCAGCATCAGTAGAAATACCTGTACCAGAATTACCACCAGTTCCCAAAATTTCTTGTTCTTGAACCATCATGACGATACGATCAAAATCATTATCTAAAGTATCACTACTAAGACCACCACCTTCTATGTAATCAGTAGTTCTTTCTATTTGAGTATTACGTTCTATAACAATATCGTCCAAATTCAATGGAGCTGTAACAAACGTAACGGTAGTAAAGTTATTATCTAACGTGTAATGTGTATCAAGTGTTTGCAACACATCTTCGACAAACACGCGTAAGTCAGTAGCTTTTAATATAGTAAAGCTAAAAGGATATTCAGTTGTTATACCGTTTCCTACGTATGTTACTTGTGGTGATGTTACTGATACTGACATGTAAATTCCTTTTTACTATATTTATAAAACTACATATTCAGCTTCGTATGTATTACTTGAACCACCTTCTGACCAATTCAACTCAACATCATAATCACTTTCAAACGAGATAGAAGAGATTCTTATTGGTTCGTTTTTGATAGCTGAAGCACTAGCATCAATATAATCATCGTGATTTTTAACATTAAAGAAATTGGGTCTAAAGTCTCTCATTTGTTGTAAAAATTTAGATGAGGCAACTTGTGAACTGATATGTAATATTTGAGCTGACAAAGGAACTTCAAAGTTCTCTAATATCTTCTCTCCTTTGTGCTGACTAGTGTGACGACCTTCAACACCGATACCCATTGCCGCTGTATGTTGCATCAAGAATTCAGGTACAAACGCACCTACCCCATTTGTTTCCACTACAATCATGGGAACATTAAATTGCTGTAATAAGTCAGCACATTGTTTACATTGTTCGCGTATATCACCGTGCATATCCACCGTTCGATGAATGTATATATGACCGTCAGCACTAAAGAATACTATGGCTACCACACTATCATCACCTTGTGATTTTGACGGTGATACATCCCAAAATGCGCTAACACTTACTATCTGCTTATCACCAATTTTAGACCACCCAGAATTATTAGCAAAACCAAATTGTATTTCTTCTGTGTATTCAATACATTTTGCTGGGTCAAGTACACCATCATCAACCGAAGCTGGAATTAGTAGATATTGTGAGTAGAAATTACCTTTGGTTTTGCCTTGTATTTGACGATTGATTACTTCTTCTGGTGGGAATTGTTCAGCCCACGCACAATCACCCGTCATCTCTAAGAATTCACCTTGAGGATTAACTAATAACGGTATACGTAATGATGAACACCCAACGTCTATAAACTCTGGATATATACTATCGAATGCGTGAGGTGTACCGACGAACAATCGTTTACCAGTTTTTGCTATAAGTAAGTTAGATGCTTCTGCTATACGCGATCTTAGTGAATCACGCTTACCTTCTGTTTCACAATTTTTCGGAACCTCAACATCATCATGAATAATAAAGTCTGTTCTAGCACCTGTCACGTTTGACGTGATACCAGACGCTTCTAAACTAAAGTTACGAGCATCAGTAGCACCTAAAACATTAAAACAATCGCTTCGCCATACGCCACTTCGATTAAGTAAATGTCTGGCTAATGGATGTTGAGAAATAATACTTTGAGCATCCGCAACTATTTTTTTAGCTGTCTTGGAATCGGCTGATAATACTAATATTCTGAGTGCTGGATTCTTTACTAATAAATATACAATGAACAATCCTAAAATTGTAGATTTACCTGCCGAACGAAATACTTGTAATACTGCGCTTCTATTGTTCCAATTATCAGAATCGTCAAGAAATTCTATAACTTGATAGTGAATATCTGGTACATTCCAACCCTTGATGTTAGCCCACACTTGAAAAAATAGTGCGAATGATAATTCATCTTTATCCATGTAAAATTCCTTTTTACATGTATTTATCAACCTAACAATGTGTTGTTTTTATTGATGTCTTTTTATGGCTAATATACTACAAGCGATATAAACTATTCTGTCTCTTAGAATCAAAACCAGCTAGTACTAACGCTTCCTTTGCTTGCTGTAGTGCGATAACACCTTCAGCTTGAATGCTAGGAGCAACTTTAAGTCGTTGATCATCACTCAGAGTAGTCTTCAATTCTTTAATATTTTTAACAACTTGAACTAAATCTTTGATGCTTGATAAAACTTTTTTGTTTCTGTTTAGTGCTTCATCACTTCTATCATTAACATCAGTTTTTAAGTAGTAAGCAACTTCTTTAGTCACTCTGGATAACAATTTATTGTACTGATTATTGACTTTGTTTAAATAAACTTCATCTTTTGTACGATGAACTTTTTCTGTTTTCTGAAGGTCTTTATTCCATTTTGTATCGACAGGACAAATCTCTTTTTTAGTTTCTTCATTCACAAAAGTTTTTAAATCCTTCAACTTTTTCTGATATGTCGTGTTGTGGTTTTTTTGTTGATCACGTTTACGTTGTGCTTTATCTTCGTTTTCGTTGTTTAATATGTCTCTCATTTATAATTCCTTTTAATTGTTATATATAGTTAATCCTGACTTAATAGCAACGTGATTTTGGAAAGGAAGCATTGTAGAATTCCTGACCATAACATCCCACATCGCATCACCGTCCGCCAAATCTTGTGATGCTTTAGATATTTTAGTAAGTTTATCGAAAGTTGGACCATACAGCGCGGCTTTACCACGGCTACTATAATAACCAGATCCTTCTAAACCTAGAGCCGCACTAGAACTTATTTGATGATTTGTGTATTGATCAGCTATATTATCTAGTTCAGTTATCCAACCACCTACACCACTTACCGCATGAGCATCAAAAGCTAATTGTGTATAATCATCTTCTAAATCTTCACCTTTTATCATATGTTTCAGTTGAGTTGAAAGTGCGGCTAATGAATACGTGGTTAAAGTTGAAGTTCCTAGTAAAATCCTACTCTCTGATTCGTAGACCGCACGTTGTAAACCTTGAGCCATTATTTTATTTTGAGCTAGAAATATAAAAGACTTGAATTGTAGTAACATACTAGCATACCACTTGTCCATATATTCAGGTAAATCAGCAGAATTAGGAGTGATTACTAAATTGTCAGCTTCGTTTACTAATACAGCATGGAAATCATCCACCAATTGTTTATCAGCCCACTTACCAGTATCAGCAAAAATAACATCACCTTGTATATTTTCAGGATTTTCATCAATAGCTTTACCTATTTTAATAATAGTTTCGTCATCTAAACCAGTAGTATATAAACGTTTCAGTTCAGCACTATCTAACTTACCGCCTTTTTTTAATATCACAGAAGCATCATGTATTCTGCCTTGTAACATTACAGCAGAAGTGGTCTTGATAAACGCATTCCAGTTCGGTAAACCAGTAAGTTTAAAGAATGCTGTTTCAAATTTATTCAAACCGTCTAAGTATTTGCTGTTACTCGCTAATTCACCATAGTCAGCATCAGCCAACATTTTAGCTGTTCTACCATTATGTAAATCTATAGCCGCCACATATCTACTCTTTTCTACTCTATCCATTTTACTTAAACCAGTATAATTTTTAGGATTGAATATAGTTTTGACTACTCTACTCATATTATTATTCAACAGTAATCTACCGCCATCTGGTAAAGAAGATACAGTTACACCGCCTAAAGCTGATGAATTATTCCATACCTTTAAAGTCTTATAAACTTTGAAGCTGATACTATCTGATTCTAAACCATTGTCTGTAGTTTTTCTTAGTCTGTTGATAACTGAAGCTAAATCGCGTTTAGCTTTTTCACCACCAGCATCTATAGCCACAGCTTCTTTAGTAGTTTTAGCTTTACTACGCAACCAAGCCATTTCATCATCAATTGTTTTGAATAATATTTCACCAGTATCATCACCGATAGTTTTTATCAATTCGATACTTGGAGCTAAATTGTTAGTATAGTTACCCAATAATTCTTCATAATCATTTTTAAGAAATCGTTCTAAGAATTCGTCTGAAACTTCCAACGCTCTTTCTTTAGTTGGTTTAGCAACATCAACACTTTCAAAGATACTTTTAAGTCCACCTTTAACATTTCTGTAAACTTGTTCAGCCGCCATTTCTCTAACTTCAACTGTCAGTGTTTGATCAAACGACTGCTTTAACATTTCAATGAAATCGTCTTTACCAGCTATTACTTTATCAACATCATACATTCTTGGTAAATATGATAAAGCGTGTTTCACTTTAACGTTCTTGGTAAATATCCCCACGTCAATCGCATCTTGTAAAATATTATCAATATATTTTCTTGCTGATTTAGCCCCAGCCGCAACTTCGTTTATCGCATGAACATCACCGCGTCTAAGGGATGATGATATTTCATACCTGAATTGTTGTGGTGTTACTGCTTCTTCACCTATACTTTTCATTCTATCTTTATATTTTTTATAAAGAACGTTGTTATCATTGAATACTTTGATCATATTAGCTTCTCTGATTTTGATACTCGTATCAGTATTCATACGTTTACCACGAACAGCTTTACGTATCCAACCATCAATTTGTAAGCCATGTAAGACTTTTTTAGCCGTAAAAAACTTTGATGTTGCTATATCTACACCTATACCATTACCTAACCATTTAAGCCAGTCAGCACCTTTTAAATCATATTTGGTAAGTTCTTCTGGTGTTAAGTTTTCGAAATCAAAAGGAGCATTAGGTACATTACCATCAGCACCACCACCTTGCATTTTACGAACAACTTCATCTAATGATTCTGTGATCATTTTAGTTGGCGATTCATCACCATGTTTCGCTATTTTGTCAGTAGCCAATTGTGATGTTTCTGTTAAGAATTCTTTTACTTGTTGTTTAGCTTCAGAAGTAGCATTAGGTATAAAGTCATCAATTACTCGTCCAACACTTTCATCTAATGTTAAAGTCATTTTATCTAAACCAACATCTTCAGCTATAGAACGATTAACGATATGGTCTACTTGTTCACTTAATATATCTCGCATTCCACGACCATCATTAAAATGAACATCCATTTTGTCAAACATATCAAGAACAAAACTATACATATCATCGTTGTCGATAGTTGGTTGTTCAGATACGTTAGTTACTTTGAACATATCACTAGACGTATCAGCAACATTAAAGTTGTCAGCAACCCTAGGATCATACTCAGCACCTTCTAATAAGTTTCTAGCAACTAAATCTGTTTGAGTTTTTCTAACAACACCGTCATCTAATTTATCAATAATCTGTTTGTTCGATAAACCTTCATCACTAAATTCTTTGATTTTTACAGCAGTATCATCATCAACATTTTTGAACAATGCTCCTATTTCGTCATCAGTGTAAATATCAGAATATTTTGTTTTAGATAACGCCCCCATAGTTCCACTGATAGCACCACTTAACATACCTACCGCTCCAATAGCGAAAAGTGTTTCTTCCGAAGTTCTGGCTGGTTGATTAGCATGTAATATTATTTCTCGTGGTATCTCAGTAGCAACACCAGCAGTAGCTCCAACCGCAACACCAGCACCGAACCTAGCAATTTTAGATGCTTTGTAACTAGCACCAGCAATTGGAATGAATAGTGTAGGATCAGCCATTGATGAAGCCATTAAACTTAAAGTACCAAGTAAACCTTCTTCCTCAATCTTTTTCTTATTATATACATCTTGTTCTAACCTAGCCGCTATATAATTAACCTCAGCCGCACTTTTTGCTTTATATAATTCAGCCGCATTTTCACCATAAGCTTCAAAATCGTAATCATCAGAATCATATTCTTTATCATCTTCAAAATCTGGTTGTGTAAAATATTTGTAACCAGCATACATAACGTTTTCATCAGCCACCGCTTCTAATAATGTTGGGTTTTTGTTTATATGTTCTTCTGATGCTACAGGCTTTTTTACCCCTGCTTCTTCAAATAACATTTCTTTTGTTTGGAAAATTTCCATATTATTCCCCCATAGGTTTGGTTAAGAAATTAGTAACATCTTCATCTCGTATACCTGTCAATTCGTTGAATACCGTTGTTCCACCTTGGGCTTCCTGTAACAATTTTCTAGTTGGTTTGATTTCAAAAAAACCACCGTTACCGTTCCCGATAAATTCACCGTTATCTCGTAATATAAGATAACTATGTTTACCTGAATCATGTTTACTTCCACGGACCAACGTATAATCACCAACGTCTTCAGGTAATACATGATCCAACATTTGTTTTAAATCAGTTGGTTCATAACCTGAGTCACGAGTAATACCATCACTTATTATACGATTCCTACCATCAGCAGTTTCCACACTAAAGCGTTGTTTTAGTTCCAACATGGTCGCAGTTTTAGCCGCGTCTTCATTTTTAAGTTTCGCTATTTTTTTCGCGAAAACATTTAAGTATACTTGTTTAATTTCAGGAGTTATTACACCGTCAGGTAATGCTTCTTCAATATCATCTTTCAATGGATCACCAAACGTCGAACTACTGTTATAAGATTTTTCTGAAACTGGTAATACTACTCTTTTATTATTAGAGTCATCATTACTAGTTTTTATGTCTTCCTGATACTCAATAATATTCTCTATTGTCAAACGCCCCAGCTTAGCTTTTGCTATAAGATCAATAGTATTATCTGAAAGCTTCATAGCTTCAGGTGGTGTGAATTCTTGTATATTACTAAGTGTTTGTATATTACCCATCACTAGTTCTGTATCACTACTTAACGGATTATCAAGTTCTCTTATCACTGAAGCTGGAACCATACCCGTTTTTTCATACGCGGTTTCTACTGCATGTAATTTATGTTCGATTGGTAAAGTTGAAAAGTCTGGATAAGAATTATTAAAGTATTTATCGACTTCTTTTTTAGTCAACATAAAACCAGTTTTGTTGTTAGCTTCTACTTTACTATTCAACCTCATCTTCGCTTGTAACTTTTTATTATTAACTTTGATTTGATTAGCAATACGATTTTGATCTTGTAAATTCAACGTATCATCGTTGTAAACATCAGACGCAGAAACATATTCCCCACCAATTAATTTTTTATTATATTGTTGATAAACATCAGCACTGTTTTTATTAAATTCACGTTCAGCTTTATCATTTTTCTTATCAATAATATTATGTATTTCTGTCTCGAACTCGTTATATATAGCTTCACCAAACAAAGCGACTAAACCAGTTTTAGTGTCAGGATTTTCAAGTGCTTGATCTGCTAGTTCAGGTGGTAATGATTTGAAATATTTACCTACCAAATCCATCTGTTTACTTCTTACAACTTCTTCAGCTTTATCACCATACATCGCAACGAATGTAGGATTAGATAAATCCTTATCAAGTTCTTCAGTGATATTCATGACTTTCATAAAACCATTAGCATCACCATCTTGAGCAACTGATACAGCTATATTTTTGAAGTTTTCGAACTTAGAATCTTGTATACCTTTGTAATCTGAAATATGATCTTTTTGATATTGACCTGTCGCATACTTATTTTTCATTTCGTGAGTCATCACATCGAAAGTTTGTTTAGCACCTTTTGTAGCACGAATGGTAAGTTTAGAACTATTCAACATTTCATCTTTGTAATTACTCATAGCTTCATCATAAGTATCACGTTTTTCATCCGCAGAAGCATCAGGATCACTAGCAAGTTCTTTCATTTTTAACTCATGAAACAAACCCATATCCGAATACATTTTTGATATTTCTTCTTTATCCCTACCATCTTGATAAGTTCTAACACTAGTAGCCACCGCATCAACCGTTCCAGCCGCTAAATTAAAAGTTTCAGCATTAGCATTAGCTATAGCCATATCACCGCTGTAATCTCCGAACGATGCACTAGGTGACGATTGGATATTGTAATGTTGTTCAGTTTCTAAACCTAAATGTTCTTCAGCAGTTTTGTTATCGCCAGCGTAGCCTACAGTTCTACCATTCGTGCTACTTGTTATCTTCAAATTCATAAATTATCCTAAACTTCCATAAGCCGAACCAGCACCACCTATTACCGCACCAGCCGCTTTAGTGTATCCACCGATCATAGCCGCTTCCGCTTTCTTGGCGTTCGCATTAGCTGAATTGATACCACCTTGGTTTATTAAATATTGTTCGTGTTGTCTCGCATCAGTGAAGTTATTAGCACTATAAGCAACAGCAAGCGCGTCACGTTCAGCTAATTTATTTGTTTGATCTACTATGTGTTGAGCACTACCGGTATCGACGACTACACCACTAGCCGCACTTCTAGCACGTTGACCACTTCTAATACTTCTAGCACGTTCATGTATTAAACCAGCTTGTATTAAAGCCTCATCTTGTTTAGCATCAATTTGTTTTTGTTTTATGTAGTATTCGTTTTCCGCTTGAGCGAGTCTAGACTGCGCTTCATTAGCAAATGCTTCACCTTGTTCATTACCTTGTTTTATAGCACCATAAGCCGATATACCAGCACTTACAAGCGCGAGAGCCGCTAAAACATACTTAGGCGTTCTCCAAGTTGAATAACGAACCGATTTGTTTAAACCCTAATTTCGTGAACATTTTTGAAGTTTGTTCAACTTTAATATTTGAAGATATACCTATCATGATGTCATCTACTCCGTAGTCTTTCGCTACATTTTTGTAACGTTTAATTAGCTTATAAAAAGCTGAAGAACCTCTATGTTCTTTACTTATAAAAATTGTTAAATCTATCGCGGCTTTAGTATGTCCGAAGAAATGAGTGAAAACTTCCGCTAATATCCCACCTACTATTTCATCATCATTGTTTACCGCAACTAATACTATTCCATCTTCATATTCGATCATTGTTGCTATGAACAGTGATAATTTATCAATATCAAGATTGAAGTCTCGGTATCTAGTTTCACTCCAACAATCTATACCGAGGCTTACTATAGTATTTATATCACCGTGACTAGCGTTCCTAATCTTCATTAATCTGTCCCTGTATTAAGTTTTAATATCACTCCAAGCAACTGGAATGGTGCTGGTATAGTTTGCTCAATCTTCAAGTTTGTAGAAGATGACCAACCAGTTAAATTGACTTTAATATCACCCGTAAAAGGTGTAGGAGCCGCATCTAATATTTCTGTCGTTGTCATGATAGGAATTGATTTATCATCAACAGTAAGTCCTACTGTATCTTGAAGTCTTAGTACCGCTTGTCTAATACTTAAATTTCTTCCTTGTAACGTTCCATCAGGTAACGCAATTTTAGGATGAAGCATCTCGATTGTTGTAGTAAAAGGTAAACCAACTTCTACATCTGAACCAAGATAATCTAACGTTAAACTTCCACCGCTTACTAATTTAGGTGGGTGAACTTTACCATCTACTCTAATCGAAACAGTAGCACCGTCAAGATTTTGTAAATTGTTAATAGTGTCTGTAGGTGTTCCATACGTTTGTTTTACTGCACTATCTGTATATGTATCACCATCAAAATATTCGACGAAATGACTAGTTACACCATCAATAGTACGTTCTACAATCATGTACACGTCATCATTAGTTGCTGAAGGTATCGATACTACATTTTTAAATAATCCTGCTGTATCGTGTTGCGCCCACGCGGTGATACCTTGATCTCTATCGTGTGATACTGATACTAAAGTTCCATCGTTTCTTACAGCCCAGACGATGTAATCAGGGTCTTGTGCGAACGTCCACGCTCTCAAGCCGCTCTCAGTGATATGTTCAGCCAACACAGTAATATCACTAGCAACATTCGCATCCTGATTAACATCGTAACTAATCGCCCTAGCCTTCAATTCACCGCGTTGTATAAACAATAATTCTTGACCAATCCGAATAGGTTTAATAGTTGAAGAACCGTGGAATGTGTGTGATTGTATTTTGACTGAAGTAGGTGTAATACCACTTAAAGCACCACCAGCCATACTAAACTCACCACCAAACGTAAGCGGTACAAGTTGCCTAGTACTACTTAAATGTAATATTTCATCAAAGTTATTTGAAGCGATTTGAAATGTAAATGCATCACTATCTAAAATACCATTGGTAAAATTAGTGTAATCACCTGTAGCACTACCCCAAATATGCTGGGGATGTGAAGGTGAGCCGCCAAATATCAACCGTTGATCGAAAAATGAAACCGCGTTTGGGTAATCATTAGGTGACCATGTAGAAATCGGTGTTCCAGTAACATCACCAATAACAGAAAATTCCCATCGATCTTTAGACGCTACAGTGCATGTAATATCCCATTGTTGACCAGCGATTACATCTAAGCCAGCGTCAACACTCACATTAATTAAATCGCCTGAACCGACAAAACCATTCGCTTTAGTAACTTGAGTTGATAAGCTTCCTGAACCATCACTAATAAAATAAAAATGATCACCTACCTCAAAATCGGTTTGTCCAGCGATTATTTTAAAATTAACATAAGCTGATTCAAACCAGTAGTCACTCAAGGCTCCATTTTCAAATGCTATATCGCTTAACGTCCAATTCGTATCACTGATACGCTTTAACTGTTTAGGTGAGTGATTAGCATGGGTAATGAATAAAATGTTTCCCGATTGAGCGTAATGTAATTCAGATAATTCGTCATCGTTGTACGGTGATGTTATTTCTAAGTTATTTCCAAGATTCTGAACAAATGCTTTATCTTTAATAAATTGAATCTTGTTGTTATTAAATAGTAAAGAGTAACTGTTTGTCCTACTGTTCGTATAAGGTATAAGTATTGAACCGTCGCGATAGTTAAGGATTTCTGAAACTGTGATAGTTCCATTCCTACGTTTAATACCACCATGTATGAGTGAATAAGCATTCTTCATCGTCTTAGCACTTTTAGTATAAGTATCAAAGTCAACTCTAGCTAAAAGTCTTGGACTTATTTCACCACCAGTAAAACTGGCTTGGATTTGATTAATATTAGCCATTAATTATACTCTCGTACACTAATTAAAGATGATTCGAATTGACCTAATGTTCCACCCATTTGTTCAGAACTATCAGCATCACGAGCTTCAATTAACTGTTTTTGATATAAGTTATACATACGATCAACCATCCCACCAGAACGAGGTAATGTATAAGCTAATTCGTAAGCCATCTTAGCCACCATTAACTCCGTGAAACTAGCATCCCACAACGCAGTATCTTCATTAAAGTAAACATATTGAATATAACAATCTTCTTTATCAGTAATGATGTTTCTACCTTCAACTTTGAAATCGAAGTCTTCATTAACTTTGATAACCCTCAAACAATCACTAGGTAATGTGTATTGATACTTGTAATTAAAAGCAGGATCACTAGCTGTTCTTGCAAGTGAAGTTGAACGTTTTGTGGCGAATTTCCACGGATACTCTCTAAGCGTGGCTCTAAGTGCTATGTTCCACTTAACATTAGCCGCGATACTTTCGGTTGTATCATCTGTGAAACTATTGATAACATTTGCACCCAACGTAATAAGTGCTGAATTAACTATCTCAACTTTTGAAGTCATATTAAATCCTTTGTATATATGACTGTATTTATACAAAGCAAAAAAAAAGGCTCTTACTATGAAGAGCCTTATTGTTAGTGGAATAAAATTAATTATTCTGTGATTTGTACTTTAACAATACCTGTTTCGTCAATCGCTACAGCACCCATACTCAAGTATGAGTTTACTAAGTGAGCAACCTTTTCAGGAACCCAATCAGAAGTAGTTGTTAAATCTTGACCTACCGCTAAACCTAATGCATTTTTATTGAATGCGAAGCAATCTCTAGTAGTTGTATTAATTGTTAAACGAGTAGATACTTTCCAAGTGAAACCTAAAGCGGTTTTTACATCACCATTGATAATACCTTGAACTTGCATATAGTCAGACGATGTTAATTTTTCTTCAGTTAAAATATCCGCGATAGCCGCTGGTGATACAACTAACATACGATCTTCAGCAGGTACATCAGCTTCATCTAATGCTAATTTCGCACTAATTAACTTAGCTAATGTTAAACCAGACGCAGAAGCCGCAATTGTTGTACCAGGTGTTGAAGCATCCAACGCACCAACGATAACATCATCAGTATATCTACCTAGTGCGGAAGCTGATAACTTAACGTATTCACCTCTAACGTCAGCATTCGTCTTAACTTCATCCATTTTGTCGATATAAATTGGAGCATAAGCATCTACTAATGTAGCTGTAACCATCGTTTGTGATGGATCTAAACCTGTAACGTCCGCACCTCTCGCTTTTGTGTTAGCAACTACTGAACCGAAAACGTGAAACTTATGTGTTGCACCCGTTACACCAGTGATTACTCTAATACAATCGCGTAATTTTGATGCTTTTTGTGTGTATAAAACGTGTACTTCTGCTCCATATTGATCAATGAAACTGTTTGGCATATTTGTAGCCATAATGAAATTCCTTTTCTAAAATTATTAATGTTTTTATGTTTTAATAATTTGCTTGTCTCCAACCTTGGAGGGCGTGAATATTTCAAAAATGGGGTCGATAACGTCCTTGTCATCTTTACAAAATAATCCTTTATTACTTCTATTTATAAACGAAAAAAACCGTGATACTTTCTTTCAAATATCACGGTTTCTAATGTTAAATGTTGTTACAGTTATCTAATTGTTGAAATATGCGGATACTTGTTTCTGAATAGCTTTATTACTAAAGTAATCATCTCGTAACATCAATTCATTAACTTCCATTTCTGTTAAACCAGAAACATTGTTAGTAGCAGAATTAGGTGAATTATCTTCTTTCATCTCAGCCCCAAATTTAGCTAATATCTGAATAGCCATGTTGTTACCTTTTACATCAGCAACGTCAATACCCAACGTCTTAACAGCCTCAAAAGCTTGATTTAAGTTAGATTCATAATCATTACCCCAAGCATCTTCTAACGTTGCTTTAGTTTGTTCTGGTGATGATGTTAACTGTGATACTTCGTTCTCGTAAGCCGCCATCACTTTTGAGTATTGATCAGAACTTAAACCCATAGCTTGTGCTTCATCTTTGAACAAATCTACTGCTTCATCATTTGTATCAATAGTGAAATCATACTTGTAATCTTCAACCGTAGGAGCTGTAGTTTCACCAGATTCGGTAGGATTCATGGCTACATATTGATTAACCATGCTCTCGAATTGTTCTGGTGATAATCCTTGCTCCAATGCTATATCTTTAAAACTGTTGTATTGTTCAGTATCAGTTACTTCAATTCCATCAGGAACGTAATCATACTCTTCTACAGTAGTAGCCGCATCTGCTAATCTAGTACCTAATTTACCTTCAAGTGATTTGTAACTTTCAGCTAATTTAGTGTAATCAGGTTCACCTTCTACTATGAATTTCTCAGGTATATGAGCGTATTCTGGTGATACTTCTACTGGTACTTCTGTGTTAGCTAAGTCAATAGTCGATGTTGTTACTTCTTCGTTTGTTACTTCTACTTCTGTGTTCTCATTATCCATTTTTAATCCTTGGGTGAGTTTTGTGATTCG